GGATTACTTCGTAGTGACTCACCAGTACAATGTCCCTATCGCCTCAACAGGAGCAGATTTACCCACGGATGACGCAGTAACGTATCCGAGCGGAGAATTCTACAAGGCTCTGGGTGTTGATTATAATTCCGGTGGAATTACTTCGACACTCAGGGCTTACTCCTTTTCTGAGCGAAACATCTACAATACGCCCTATTCTGTAATCGATCGATTGGCTGAGCCAATGTACAAGATCGAAGGCAGTAAGATTAAACTTATTCCTGAGGATTCTCAGTCAGGAACCATCACTCTTTATTATGTCCCAGTGGCACCTGCGTTTGCAGATACTACGGCCAGTGCGACTATTAACTTTGTGATTCCTGGCTTTGTTGAATACGTGGTTGTAGCGACTGCAATCCGTATGCTTATGAAAGAGGAGTCTGACGTCTCTGCTCTAGAGCGTGAGCGTCAGCAACTCGCTAGTCGTATTATTCGAGCTATCTCGCCGCGTGATGCCAGTGGTTCGTTTGCTATTCGCGATGTTCGTAAGGGTCGATTTAGAAACGACTTTATTATCCGTTATTAAGGGGTGAGTCATGGCTACTCGTTTTAGTCGGGTTCTTCAGTCGGACACTGACGTCACCCTTACTTCTGATCGTATTCAGGAAATTGCTGACTTCATTGAAAAGTGCCCCCTGATTGATGGGCAGCTTATCGAAGATGTGTCGTTAACTTCTGGCTTTGGCGGTACTAACGATAATACAGTTTCGCATAACCTAGGCAGAGCGTATAAGGGTTTTATTATTACGAATATAAGCTCTTCATCGAATGTTTATGAATCTCCGACCATAAATCGGGAAAAGAAAAACTCTTTGATTCTTCGATGTAGCTCAAACGCCACTGTCTCACTTTGGGTTTTCTGATGGCACTTAAGAAGCAAACAGTATCTTTTCCTTTGGCCCAAGGGCTAACTCAAAAGACTTCAGACAAGTCTTCTAAGCCGGGTACTCTTAAGAACTGTAAAAACATCCAAATCAATAAACTTGGTGAAATATCAAAAAGAACCGGTGTCAGCGTATTAGCTCCCAGTGGCTCTGGATCAACTCCGTTTGATGCAAATTATCCTGAATCGGGTGTTCGTCTTTCGTCTCTTAACGACAAGATACTCATGGCTGATGGTGAGCGTCTGTATCCAACTGTTTATGATCAAAAGTTTAAAGATGCCGGTGCTCTTTTGGCCACTGAGCTTGAGTCATCTGTTGTTCATGAGGCGAATGAAGAGAAAGTTGGACCTATTAGCTTTCGGCGCATATCAACGACTCACTACACTTACGATGTTTACACCTGGACTCAAACCACTCCGTTTGCTCCCTCTGTAGGGTTTAATCCAGAGTACAAGTCTTTTGTTATGATCAAGGAGGCTGGCACCGACACGGTTGTTCTTGAGCCGACGTTGGTGACTTCTTACTCTAGAGAGACCGCTTACGCTTCTGCTTTTGATGCAAATCTTAGCTTTATTACGTCAGCTCCTCAGTTGCAGGTAGCATATGTGTCTCAGTACAATATGCTTCATTTCTTTTTTCTTGGTGGGATAGGAAGCAATTTTATTCGTTTCCGATATATGGACCTATCAAGTTCAACGCCAAGTTTTGCCCTGTCTTCGAGCTTTTTGGCATCGGCTGCAATATGCAGATCTATTGGTACATTCACCATTGCTCAATATGCAGATGAGCCAACCGTCTATTTAGCTCATTACAAAGGTCAGACTGCTGCCACCAATAACCCTGGTGATTTGGTTTTAACAAAGCTAACAACGTCAGGGTCTGGTTGGGCAGTCGCCGCGACTAATACGGTTACTAATGGAGTCTTTGCTGCAACCGATAGCCAGCGCGTTGATCTAAGCAAATATACATCTTGTCGCGTAAACATCGCCCTTCGGGTCATTGATGAGGATGGTTCCAATAGAAGGGTTTTCATTGCTTATTCAGTGGCTAATTCCGGCAAAAGCAGCAGTAATGACTACCAGACCTTCTTTGACTTCTACACTGATGGCCTGACAACTTCTTTCTTTCCAGGGTCAGGTGTGCCCGATGGAAGAGCTACAACTCTTAATGGTCGTCACTGTATCTTAAACGCTGCTACAGCAGAGAAACGAGAAGGTTCTGGCGGCACTGCTAAGTACGATGTTGTTTTAGAGATGGCGTCTGATCAGGGCGGCTCTATTAACGATACGCTCTATAATACAGCGCCTGTCCCCCATTCCACCGGCAGCGACTATAGGACAGGATTAGCTACGGTTGATCCATTCTTGTCGGCCATCCCTGGCGGCCCTGCTGCTTTTGGTGGAACCCCTGCGGTCATTGGCGTCTCAGTGTCTAGCGCTCCTGGTCCTATCCAAAACTTGGCTGTGGATATAATCCACCCAGGCAATAACATGAGCATCAGTTCTAACCCTAATTATCCTTTAATTAGGCAAGATGGAAGTAACAATGATGCCGAGTTAGCTGTTACGTCAGTTAATGCTGCCAATGTTTTGATTAGGCCTGATCACGGTGTTTACTATGAGGAGATTGATGCCAACGCATTGCCTGGTTCATCAAAGAACTTCACAAAGTCAGACTTTCTTTTCTGGGGTGCTTCACTCGCTACTGACTTAATGGAGCATAGTTTTGGCGGCGGCGACAACATTGGTTACTTTGGCGTTTCTAAGACAGTAGGTAATCAGAGCGAAAACTCTGGTAACTTTTACATCTCTAACACATCTGGAGAAATAGTCGCATCTCACCTGATGGGACAGCAATCGCTAAACTTTACCAATGAGATTAAATCTCGAATGGCTTTTGGCTTCTCGCTCATGGGCCCTATCTCTCGAGTCTATGAAGACAACAATCAGTTTATCTTCGGCTCTAATCAGTTGCTTGGGGATATTGATGTATCTCCAGATGTATCATCCACTTTTGGTATTGCGTCTGATCAACAATTTGTAGGCACATCGTATTCATTTAAGAAAAGAACCGCTCGAAACATTCCAAGCATTGAAGCCAGCAAAAAGACTTTATTCGGTGGAGGCGCTTTGTTTTGTTATGATGGCGCGTCTGTTTATGAGAACAACTTTTTTGAAGCTCCCAGGGTTAGAAATTTGACCGCTGTCGACAGGCTGCCAGGGATAGGGACAGGCACTTTTACTTATTCTTTCGTGTTCAGTAGCATTGATGAAGCTGGCGATATTCACGAGTCAGCAACCTTCACTGCAGATACACTTTCGTCGATAAGCAACAAAGCGGTTTGCGGTCAGATTTACATTACAGACTGCACTCGAAGATCTTTGACTTCTTCTGGCCCCGCTCGGCCTCAGTTAGATATTTATCGAAACGAAAGCAATGGCTCAATCTTCTATTTAATCCAGTCAATCTCATTTGGAGAAGATGAAGATTATGTGACCTTTGTAGACAACTTCAGCAATGTCATCGACAAAGAAAAGATACTCTATACGACTGGTGGTATCCCAGACAACTTCCCAACTGGTTCTGTGTCTGATCTTGTTCGTTATAAAGGTCGAATTGTCGCGGCATCAGTCAGCGGTAACAATATCGCTTTATGCTCTCAGCCCATGCGGCAGGGTGAATCCGTGAGGTTTCCGTTAATCCCTCCTTTTCGCGTTGAGATTCAAGATGAGACAGAGAGAATTACTGGCATTGAGAAGATGCCAGACTTTTTAACTGTCTTCACAAAAGACAATGCCTATGCTGTGTTTGGCGATGGGCCTAATGCAGCTGGTGCTGGTGGTTTTACTCAGCCTAAAAACATTGCTCCAGGCCAAGGCATGGTTGATGGCACGCCGCATCTTAGCACCTCCCTGGGTCTTCTCTATTGTTCTCAGCGCGGCATTTATATGATCATGCCTAACACTCAGATTCGTTACCTTGGGGCTCAGGTTGAAGACGATTACACCGCTCCTCCTCTAAGTATGGTGCTTGATGACGATGTTAATGAGGTGAGGGTCTTGTTCTCAAACTCTAAGGTATTGATTTACAATACATTTTTTAATTTATGGTATCGCTGGGACATTGCGCACGACTCAAGTTCTTCGACTAAGCTAGTAGATCAAAGAATTATTAACGGTTCTTACTACGTGCTTCAGGGCAATGGTACCGTGCTTGGAGAAGCAAAGCTTTCGTATCAAGACGAGTACTACACCACTAGCACTCAGACGGCGAACTACGACATGGAAGTTGAAGTTCACAGCATCTCTGCAAATGGTCTTCAAGGGGCTCAAAGGGTTTACCGCGCTCAGCTTCTTGGCGATTACAAATCGCCACACACTCTGACGATGACGGTCTTTAATGACTATGTGTCTTCGGTAACCGAGACTCACACATCTGCGATTAGCTCAGATTCTGACCCGTATTTATTCAGGGCTCACTTAACGAATCAAAAGAATCGCGCTATCTCTATGAAGGTTGCGATTACTAACGCATCGGGGGCGGCGGTTATTCTTAACGGTTTGGCCTTTGAAATTGGAAGACGTCCGGATACATTTAAGTTGCCTGAAGCGCAGAGTATTTAAGGGGATCATGATGGCTTTTAACTTAGAAAAACCTGCAAGCGCCGGTGCTCCTCTTGCCTCAGTTCAAGACATTGTTCAGACCGTGGTCAATCGCCAGCGGCAAAAAGCTGCGACCCTTGGGCAGGAGCAGGAAATGCGCTCTAAGGGCTTTCAGGCAGCTGGTAAGCTTCGTGGTGCTCAAGCTGTCAAAGAGCTAGGGGCTGATGCAGCTGCTGCAGCTTCTGACATGAAAACTCAATCCGGATTCGATAGAGCCATGAGCGCGATACAGGCCCAAAGAGATGCCAATCTTGCATCTGCAATAGCTGGCGCTGCTGCCACTGGCTTTGGTGCTCTTACTGAGCAAGAGCAGCTTGAGGAGTCTAGGAAGAAGCAATTAGCAGCCCTGAGAGACGCGGGAATTGTCCTTCCCCCTGAGCCTCCCCCTGAACCCGGTGCGCTTGATACCGCCTTAGAGTACCTCGGCATCAACATGACTCCTGAGTATGATCCACCTCCTGGTTTTACTGGGCCTCCGGTTCCCCCTGAGCTTAGTCGTGAGCGAGCGCTCGCAGCAAGGCAGGCCTACGAACTCAGGAAAGAGGGTCAGGCTGCGGCAGCGACTGCTGAGAATCCTTTAGACCGACTCAAGATAATGAGAGAGTATGACACTATGATTGACGAGTTGCTTCGCGGCACTGGGCTAGGGAGGTTCTGATGGAAGAAGAAGATCAGGAAATGCAATCCTATACCCCAGGAGGACAGGGCAACTACGGGTCTGAGCAAGACGATTATAAAGAGGCTGCTAAGGCCGGTATGTCTTTTGACCAGTTTAGCAGCTTGCGTAATCAGGGCTATTCAAGTGCTCAAGCAGCTGAACTAGCTAAGGGCGGTTTTTACGGAGGCGGCGAAGCTGCAAAGGAGTATCTTCGTCAGGGGCGCGTAATGCGCGGCGAAGCAGGGAAAAGTAAGGCCGTAAGGGACATAGAGCAGTTTGGCACCTCTATGCGTGCTCAGCAGCGTGGCATGGTCGCAGCCTCTCGAGACCCGTTTGCAGGCGCAGCTAGAGCACTTGCAGAGCGTGCTGGTGCAGAAACCCAGATACAGCAGCAGCGAGGCGTACAGGGTCAGCAGCAGGCAGAGATAGCTCAAGCTATCCAAAATCGAAGACTTCTGCGAATGCAGAAAGAACAGCTTAATCTTCAGGAGAGAATCGCTGCCGAGAAAGAGAAAAGCCTTTTCGGCGAGGGCATTGGTACCTTGCTTGGCACTCTAGGTGGCATTGGCTTAACAGCTGCGTTGCCTGGGCCAATGACGGCTCTTGGTCTGGCCACCGGTGCTGGTGTTGGTGCTCAGCTTGGGGGAGCGCTTGGCGGCGGCTTTATCTCTGATGAGCGCATGAAGTCGAATATCAGAGACGGAAGTGCTGATGTTCGCAAGATGCTCGATAATCTCTCTGCCAAAAAGTACAACAAGTTTGGTGAAGAAGAGGTTGGCGTAATGGCGCAAGACCTTGAGAAGAGTGCTGAGGGCAGGAAGATGGTCGAGGAGCGCAACGGTGTTAAGGTCGTGGCACCAGAGAAAGGTTTTCGACAGGTTTTAACGGCTCTGGCAGAGATAAATGAGCGCATGAATAAGCTGGAGGGTAAAGGATGAGTGACTCTTTTCCATATCGCGGTGGTCTTTCCGGACCAATGACTCCAGCAGACCCTGATGAG